CTTGTAAAGACACCGATAATTATCAAATTGTCGGTGCTTGTAGCGATCAGCTTTCATCAAAGCAAATTAAAAAGGCAAGAAATGGCGAGAGAGCAATTAAAAAAATAAAATACAAAAAATCATCCATTCCAAATGAATCATTTTTAAATTATTGCAAATTGAGAGATTTTCAAGAACAACAAAAAAACGAAGCACGAAGAAAAAGGGAAAGATATGGCAAAGTCTAAAGAAACTAAAAAAGCATCAAGTAAAGTTGACACTAATTTACAAAAAGCAATTGTCGATATCGCTTCTGGCTTAGAAAAATCATTTAAGAAATTTTCACGCAACACCAGAGAAAAAGCATGGAAAAGAATCACAAGTGCTGATGGAGAAAAAGAAATTAAAAAAATATTACAAAATCCAGAAAGACAACTTAGCATTTTTGCAAAATTAAGTTTCAAAGAGTGGATTTCCCTAAACCCCTAGATTGACCAATTTGTTAACTTTTAAATTATAATTCACATATTGTTTAATATAATCTTTTATGCTATATTACCACTGTATTATCGCATTTGGCGATATTTTCTCGCATAAAGGATATGCTTATGTTTTCGCTAATTACAGGATGTATTTTGATATTCTCACAACAAGAATCATACAAATTGTTATCTCAAGAAAAACACGATATTCTTGCCTCTCATATTCCCGACAGCAAAGATCTTATTTTGAATAAGATAAAAAATAATTCAAAATTATTGATATACACCGATAAAGAAATTCCATCGGCATATCAAGATTGGACCAGTCAATTGTCAGGAATTCATTCCCCAACATACAATATTTCCGCAGCAAAACCCCAAGAAAAATTTGGAAATCCAAATGTTGAATTTCCATGGGGAAAACCTGCTGGAACAGAAAATGTCTCAGAATCTAATTTTACTTCATTTAAATTCATTTTGCTTCCGCCAGATCGACAAATTGAAATAACTAAAAAATATTTGTTTGGCGATAGGAGGCCTTCCTATGTTTGGTCGTTTCCAACCAATGCAATTGTTGGAGAAGTTTTACAAATGTACTATAAAGAAAAGTATTATACATTTGAAGTTCGTATAAGAACTAAGGAAAATAGTGATTGGAGAGTTAGTGTTTATCGCCCATTCGCAACACTTAAAGAATTTGCGAATTTCTGTAAGGCTGATGGCGTTCAAGCTTATTATCACGATCAAAGAATCACGCAGTCGCATCAAATATTCCAAGGTGATGTTATGGCAACTTCTTTGGATTCAATACCAGAATCCCTAGTCAAAAAGGCTTTACGAGAAAAATTTGTTAATGTTTTAGGACAAGAATGGCACAATGATTCTCACGCTCCAACAACTGAGAGTGAATTTCACATTATTCCAAAGAATTATCGTGCAGCAACAATTGCCGTTAACAGCAAATCATGCATTCGCTGTCATGATTCGATATTGAAACACGCCAATGATTTTGACTTTGCCCGTGATTGGTACGGAAGAGTAAGAGGAAGTGATGGAATATTTTCATTTCATCCATTTGAACCAAGCTCCATATCATATAATGGAATTTATCAAGGTGAAAAAATTCGTGATGCATTTATAAAAAATAGAATTGTAAAATTTTTAGATTAATTGTTAAATTAAAAATGCCTAACAAAAATATGTTGGGCATTTTTTCATTTGCATGAATTATATTTTTAAAATATAATCAATTTTTGTTTTAAGGACTTTCAATGACAAGAACTGATTTTAACTACATACATTCCCATTTGCTTAAAATTGTGAATAAAAAAGACGAAGACTTTTTTCCTTTTGGAAATAAAGAAAAAAATGAATTTGGAGATTGTTCTCAACAATGTAGTCATTTTTTGAAATTGAATGGAGAAATCGGGAATGATTGGGGTGTTTGCACAAACGAAAAAAGTCACCGTTGTGGCCTTTTAACTTTTGAACATCAAGGTTGTGAATTCCATTCTACAAATGAAATAATTGGGAAAAATGGCCAATGATTGCAATCATTTATACAGATGGTGTGATTAAATGTGATGATTTAAAAAATGAATGCCAACAACAAAAATGGATACCCATTACAGTTTACAGAGATAAAAATGACAATATCACTGTTATTTGTTTTGAAGATGTAAAAATTGCAAAACAATTTGCAAAAAGAAATTTTCCAAAAGAATGGATAAAAGGAGCAATATCACTTACTGATGACGATATTGAATCTATTAAAAATAAAAACTGGAAAATTGAAATTATGACTTATCCTCGATTGCTTAATTCCCATCATGAATATAAACTAGGTTTTGAAATAATTGATTTTGCAGATGAACCCAAAATGCTATATGCATAAAAAGGAGACGACATGCCTGAAAACTTTTTAATTGGTGCTTTAGGATCTTTAATGTTTGGATTTATCGGAATGGTACTATTGTTTGCCTCCTATTTTTCTTTTGATTTTCTTCTTAAGAAAGTTGATATTTCAGAAGAATTAAACAAAGGAAATATTTCTGTGGCCATTGTGGTTGCATCATTGTTAATATCCATAGCCTTGATAATATCTTCTGTTGTTCATTAGAAAGTCACAATGCAATTAACTGATGAGCAGAAAAATATCATAAGAAGCGTTCTAAAAGAATTAGATGTAAATCCTTTTATAAGTATGGGTGGCTATGCTGGAACAGGAAAAACAACATGTGTCGCCACAATCCAAGAAGCATTAAAGGCTAAAAAAAGAAAATTTTTAGTTTGTGCCTATACTGGTAAGGCTACTAATGTTCTTAGGAATAAGGGTATATCAGCATCCACTATACACAGCACGATTTATAAACCAATTAAAATTTTAAATAATGATACTATTGAATGGGTTTTAAAATCAAATTTTGAACTAGACGCTTGTGAAGGATTCATCATAGACGAAGCATCTATGGTTAGTGAAGAAATACATAAAGATTTACTTACCTACAATCTCCCAATACTCTATGTTGGTGATCATGGCCAGCTTGAGCCAATTGGTGGAAAGTTTAACTTAATGCTAGATCCACATTTCAAACTTGAAACTGTTCACAGAAACGCTGGTGAAATTGCTCATTTTGCAGAACATTTAAGAAGCGGACTGCCAAGCACTTCGTTCAAAGGCAGTAATAAAGTTCAAATTGTAAAAGAATCTGCAATTAAAGAAAAGCATTTGGCCCAAGTTGACCAAATCATATGTGCTTTTAATAAAACTAGAATTTCCATAAATGAAAAAGTAAGAGAATTTAAAAAAATAAATTACACTTATGTTGCGATAGATGAAAAAATTATATGCTTGCGAAACAAAAAAAAAGAAGGACTATTTAATGGAATGCAAGGCGTTGTGACCAAACTAAATAAAAATGCAGACAAGTTCAATTTTGTTTCACAAGGGGTACATTTTAAAAATATTCTTTATGATCCCAATCAATGGGGAAAAGAAAAAAGTGATTTTAAATTCTATCAAGAAGAAAACCCTTTTGATTATGCTTATGCAATAACCGCACATAAGTCTCAAGGAGATGAATTTGACTCTGTGATTGTATATGAAGAAAGATGTAATGAATGGGATCATAAAAAATGGTGTTACACAGCAGCAAGCAGAGCCAAACATAGCATCGTTTGGGTGGCAAGATCAAACTATGTTCCAACATATCTTTAATATTTTATTTGAAATAAAATTGATATGGTGGTAAAGTTTAAAAATAATTTTATAATTTTCCCACACGAGATTAAGTTTCATCGCCTCTATTCTTTAAAGAAAGTTAATTTCATGAAATATGTATCAATAGACATAGAAACAACTGGGATAAACCATTTGGCTAATGACATTATTGAATTTGCTGCCGTAATAGATGACACTAATGCAAAAGTTCCGATTGAAAATTTACCTAAATTCCACAGATATATTAAAAAAGAAGGAACATATAATTTTGATGCTCAAGCAGTTGTGATGCACAAAAGAATATTTGAAAAAATATTACAAAATGGAGATGATTGCATTTACATTGATGATTTAATGTATGCTTTTGGTAATTTCTTACAAGACAATGATATTACTCCAAATCGTTATGGAAAAATAGCCTTAAATGTAGCTGGTAAAAATTTCGGTAGCTTCGATTACCAGTTTTTAAAAGAAAAAATAAAAAAAGAAAATTGGAACAATATTATTTTCAGAACTAGATTTATTGATCCTGCAATTTTATATTTTGAGAATGAAGACCATGCTTTGCCAGATTTAGAAACTTGCGTTAAAAGATATCAAAGGCAATCAGGACAAAAATACAATTGGGATAGCCACACCGCTTTAGATGATGCAATGGAAATTATAAAATTAGTAAGATATAAAATCATATAGAATTAGCAGAGCAATCAGAAATTGATTCGCCAAACATCTTTTTTCTTTTTTCAATATAATCTTGTACATAATTAATAGCTTCTAATTCGCTAATAAGTTCAGATTCATTATACAATGAATTTAATGAATCTTGATAAATTGGATTATAAAAATCATTCTTGTTATTTAATATGACTTTTCTAATAGCTATCTTTTCTAATATTCCTCTTATTGCTTTTGGCTTTATGTAAACAACGGATCTTTCTCCCCATTTATAAAATACATAAATGCGTCTTTCCATTCTTGAACATCCACTAATGTTTAATTTCCCACCGCAATCGTAATAAAAAATCATTTTAATCCTTTTTAATTTCTTTTCTATTTACAAAAATCTTACTATTTTTAAAACTACTCTTTATTTTTCCACTTTTTGCAAAATAAAGAACTTCGTCATTAGAAGACACATGAACCCCAGTTATTGTCCAAGGATAGCCTTGGGAGTCATATCCAATTGATCCTATATTAAATTTAACCAATTTGCCGAATTTATATTCAGTGAATGATTGGATTGAACTACCATAGATAATTATCTCACCAGAACCTTGGATAATATATTTTTTATTTAAGTTCTGCATGACCCATTGAATCAACGGCATAATTTCACCTCAAAATATATAATCTTTTCAAAAAAATAATTATTAGATAGTTGGAAACAAATTGACCAAAAATATTATAAAAACAAATATATAACATATGAATTTCAAAGAGTGGTTAAAAAAAGAAATGGCATCTTTTATGATTCCTGATAGTTTACACCTAACAGTTCCAATTGGTGATAATTTAGAAAAGGTTATTGGCGTTGATATGTTTTTCGAAAAAGAACCAAAAACAATCGATAAATTTAACAACACTGTAATGAATCAAGGGTCAAAATTTATTGCAAAAGTTCCTCACGGAAATAAGTATTTTGTCTACAACGGACTTGATGGAATATCAGATCGTTTAATATCAAAAGAAGAAGCAAAAGAATTGGAACAAGGAGAATATAACCTTCTTGATAATAATTGGTGGAAAAAAGCCATGGTAATTGGATCTGATATGCAACCATTAAATGTCTAAATTCATAATCATAGCATATATATGAAAGAATCAATAAAGGAGAAAATATGGCAGAACCAAGGTTTAATTTTATACATCCGACATACACATTCGAAGTGGTCACATATACGCCAGAAAGCCTAGTGGCTCTGTCTCCATATCCAGACTCATTGGAGCATCTGATACTTAATCTACAGGCTCAGGAAGTCGTCATCAACAACAGAAGGTATAAGCATGGAGATCAGTTCACGGAATTCGGCTCAAAAGCCACACACCTCAAAAAATTGTATGTTGATTCCAGCGATCCAGTACTGAAGATAGTAATTGATTGTTTAGAAAACGAAACGGCATGCAGTGGCGTTTGTTCTAACCTTTTTACCGATACTGATAATTGCGGGTCGTGTGGCAATGTGTGCGAAATTGGTTGGATATGCGTTGATGGAGTTTGCGAAGGAGCGTGACATTACCATTTCAAAGAAATGATTTAAAAAGAAACTATCAATGTTTCGTATGCGGAAAAAGATTTGATATTTATGAAGAATATTCAAATCACATAATTACATCTCATGAAGAGGGCAGAGAATTTGTAGTCTGTCCTCTCAGTCGTTGCAAAGCTCCTGTAAGAGACATCAGAACTCATTTTTCATCAAAACACAAAGATGAACAAATTCCAAAAAGTGGCCAAATGAAAGCTACTATTTGGAAAGACATCAACAATAAAACTGGTAAAGTTACTCAAAGAAAACCAAAATTTAGAGAAGGCTATTTCATATCAGGAAAAAATCAAAAAGAAATGCATTATCGTAGTGGATATGAATGCGAAGTGTATGAATGTCTTGAATCTATTTTAGAAGTTATAAAATATGATGTCGAACCATTCAAAGTTGATTATATTTTTGAAGGAGATAGACACGAATATAATCCAGATTTAAGTATTTTTTTTAGTGACGGAAGAGTTGAAATTTGGGAAATAAAACCAGCAAATCAAACACAACTTCCAAAAAACCACGCTAAATGGGCAGCTTGCCAATCATATTGTGAAGCCAGAGGATGGTCATTTATGGTAATGACCGAAGTAGGAATAGGCAAATTAAAAAAAGTTGCGAAAGATTCTAATCGCCTTTGATTATTCTTATACTATCGCTATCCTCATGATGCGTAGAAAATTCTATAATTTTAGCTCCATTTTTACCAGCAATCATTTGATGCCTCAAGCCAGTAGGAACATGAAAAGACATTCCTTCTTTTAAAATAATCGACTTTAATTCTTCTCCACCCCATCCATATAACATTTCTATATCATTTTCCAAAATAAATAAAACTTCATCCTTTATAGCATGATAATGGACAGAGCATTTCTTTTTTGGATTAAAAAAAAGAATCTTACCACAATATTTTTCATTATTGCATATCCATTGTTCGTGACCCCAACCCTTTGCGACAATAATATTTGGATGTAATGTGTAATTAGTTACTGACATTCATATGCCCTCTCAATAAAAGGAATCAATTGGTCTCTAATTTTATAATGAAGATCGACTATTTCTTTGTCATTTACAAGAAAATAATCATAATATTTAATTTCTTCTGGTGCGCTTGGGTCATTGTTATTTATTGGGCCTTCTTTTTGTGTGGCCACACACCATTCTAGCAAAGGCCTTAATTGTGCTTCGGATGGATTTGGGTCATTGTTTAAAAAATTTGGGCGGTACAAAAGAACATTAATTCCCTCTCTTTTCCTAATGTTCTTGGCCTCATTGTAATACCTACAATCGGAAATTATCAATTGTTTAGATGAGTCTCTAAGTGCAATGTCGATCCAAATATCTTCTACTATTTGCCTAAATCCATCACCTACGAATTGTAATCCTTTTCTTATATTCATCAACATATTTGGTGGTGGTTCATCAATTCTTTTCCATTTCTCTAAAAAAGATCGGTCAACATTAAAAGCATTGCAAAAAGTATTTTTTACAGCGTCTGCAAAACCACATCTTTCCCATTGCCCAAGCGTATCTACCCTATTCAACTCTATTGCCAAATAATCAGCAGCAGTATCCTTGCCCATAGCCAATTGTGAAGCAAATCCTACAATTCTCATGATTGCTTACCTTTAAGGAAATTATTTATAAATCTATTTGTAACACAGATTGATCTTCCAATCAATCTGTTTTTCCATGATAATTAAACTTATAATTTTACAAGAAATACTATGAAGAAAAAAATAGAACCAATTTGCAAAAACTGTCTGCTTTATAATTCTGAAAAAAAGGAATGTAAAGTTGCAATATTAGCCTCTGGAAAAGAGTATCATATGCCAGTAGAGCTAAATGATCGTTGCCACATGGATGAACTTGGAATTGAAGTACAACAAGTAAGATGGTGGACAGAAGACAAAAATGGGAAACCAGTAAATGGCAATGGCGTTGTAAAAATAGAATATCCAGAAAATTTTTTTGGCAAGAAAGATTAGTCTAGATGGCAAATCCATGCTGTGGATATTTTGTAAATGGTGTGCCTGGCGATGGGTGCGGATGCTCCTGTTCTAATGTATGTCCACCTCCAAATTGCGCATCAATAAAGTTCTCATTTGAAGTAGGAACAAGTTATTCCACTCTTGTTCCAGAAGGTTGCGAATGTGAACCGCCACCAGCATTCAAAATCGATGATGCTAATTGGGAAACCGTAAAACATGAAAACAATCTTGTTCCATTCCCTTCATTTGATTTCAAATTTAATACTAAAGAAGAAAAAAGTGATGATGATGATGAGTATGTTTTTTCATTAGCAGAAAGCTGCTCAATACCTTGTACTAGAATTGATGTCATAATTACAACTACAGCTTGTGGTTTTGAACTCCTTGGTTCGTTTGGAGTTAGGGCGGTTGGAAGTGGTATAGTTTCAGCGACTTATAGCGGTGGTGGTGATTGTTCTTTTGTAGTTCAAGTAAATGGCGGTGGATCAAGTGCATTTGTGGAAGATGGCGGTGGAATATCAGTAGAATTAGTTTCAACCAACCCATGTTGCTCTATTTGCCTTATAGATGTGTTATGCACAACAATGCCAGCTTCTATGCGAAGTCTTCTCTATAGAGCAAATCATATTTCAAAGGGAACAAAAACATATTTAAATAAATTTAAACTTATAGAAAAAATTCGAAGATTAAAGAGAAGATAATTTCATTGCCTGTTTTTTTATTTCTGCAATATATTCTTC